AATTATCATATGTATATGGAGTTGTTATTGCTGAGCTTATGTCTACTGGCGCTAAGGTTATTACTATTAGCCCATCCTCGTGGCAGGCGTTCATTGGCAACAAAAATCCAACGAAAGATGAAAAGTCTGCAATAAGATTAAAAAATCCTGGTTATGCAGATTCTTGGTATAAGAATCAATTACGCAATATGCGTAAACAAAGAACTGTAGATTATTTTAATAATAAATATAAATTATCATTAACAGATTTTGACGTAGCAGATGCATTTGGCATCGCACATTATTCAAATGAGGTGTTAACTAAACGATGAAGCTATATCAAAGCAAAGACTGGCTATATCGTAGATATATTGTTCAAAAGAAAACTGTTACTGAAATTGCTATAGAGTGTAGTGTCTCTGCTATGACAATACAAAGATATCTGGATCAGTTTGGATTAATTAAAAGGAGATAATATGAGTATAGAAAAAAAGATCTGGCAGACTTACGAAACAATTTTTGATGAATTGCCAATTTACGCTAAAGAAAGCGTAGGGACATGGACTCATCAAAATCCAGGATGGGCTTATGGCTACATGAGTGGACAAGACAGGGAAAACTTCTTTAAGGAACACTTCGACTCAAAAACATATGAGACCTATGTGAACCTGCCTTTAGGAGTAATGAAAGCTGGCTTATGGAGATTTGCTATTCTTTATATTCACGGTGGGATATATACAGACATGGACACACACTGCAAGACTCCAGTAGATACTTGGTTAAGCCCTGAATACGATATGATTTTAGATATCGAAAGAGATACCCCATGGCTAGCAACTCAAACAATTGCCGCTAAAGCTGGACATCCGCTACTAAAGGCAGCAATAGACCTTTGTGTTGAAAGATGTTCTGAAGGAATTATTCAACATAATCATATGGTTCATTACTATACTGATGTTCAAATGTTTACAGATGCACTATATAAAAAATTAGGCGTTGAGCCTTATCAAAAACATATCAATGAGTGGGCCCCAGAACTTATGGAAATGGATTTTCTAAAAGAAAATAAAGTAAAAATTCTTTGTGGAGAAGAAGCCAGAAGGCTATTAGATAAAGATGTAGTCCATCTTTATTGGGGAGATGACAGAGAAGCAGGATGGATTGCTTGGAAAAAAGATCCTCGTGTAAATGAATCTTATCCTAATGGATTTAATCCTCATGAATGGGAAAAAGAATGAGTGTTATAGGAGTATTGCCAGCATCTGGAAAAGCTTCTAGAATTGGTGGCATTCCTAAATTTTGTTTACCTATATCAGACGAAAGATCTCTTTTACAATGGCACGTAGAACAAATGCTTGAAGTGTGTGATGAGGTTAGAGTATCTACAAGAGCTGAGTGGGTTCCAATTATTCAAAATATGGACATGAATATTAAACTAATTGTTCGTGAGCCTTCAACAATGTCAGATGCAGTAAAGTTTATGGTGGGCGAGTATAACGATACAGTGCTTATTGGAATGCCAGATACATATATATTAAATGCACCTGGAAATATATACAAGCCTCTATTTAAAGACAATACTGCCGACCTTGTTCTAGGAATTTGGGAATGCGGAGAAATATTAAAGGGACGTGTCGGTCAAGTTTTAGTATCCCAAGATAAAGTAATTGGTTCAGAAGACAAGGTAGATAATTGTGATTACCCAGATATGTGGGGCACTATGCTATTCCAAAAGAATATGATAAGATACATAGATACAACACTAGATCATCCAGGAAAACAATTAAAGGAATGGATATCTAGGGGTTCTAATATTAAGGCGGTAAGACCAGGCGGACAGTATATGGATATTGGAACGCTAAGAGGATTAAAACAATTATATAAAGAAATGGATGCGTAATGTTAAAGCCAGTATTTAGAGATGTAAAAGAATTTAGATACGAAGACCTATACTTACATGCAGTCAGCGCCCCAGCTGGAAATAAAATATTAAATTCTTGTTTAGAAATTGCTCAAATGTTAATTGAAAAAAATATATCCTATGGCAATTCAGCCTTAGAGCCAATTAGAATATTTTCAACGGCGGACTCAACAGAGCAATTAAAGGTAAGAATTGATGATAAATTAAATAGAGTAAAAAATAATAAAGGATTTGCTGGAGATAATGATATAGATGACTTAATTGGCTACCTAACATTATATAAAATAGCCAAATCTAATTGACTTTTTAGTCAACTAGAATTATAATACATATATATGGAAATTGAATTATCAGATCATTTTGATCGAATGAATAAAGTTGTTGCCGAACTTTTAAAGGGCAACAATCCGACCCAGATTGCCTCTCTAACGGGCTATAAACGTTCAGACGTACTAGAACTTATAGACGAGTGGAAAACCGTCGTATACAACGATACAAGCTCTAAGGAACGGGCTAAGGAAGCTATCTCAGGAGCGGACCAACATTACTCTATGTTAATTAAAGAGGCATGGAAAACAGTAGAGGATGCAGATCAGGCAGGCCAATTAAATGTTAAAGCCAATGCCCTTAAATTAATTTCAGATATTGAAACTAAAAGAATTGCCATGCTTAAAGAGGTTGGCCTATTAGATAATGCCGAGATGGCAGATCAAATTGCACAAACAGAACATAAGCAAGATATTTTAGTTAAAATATTAAAAGAAGTTACGGCCTCTTGTCCAAAATGCAAAATGGATGTAGCAAGAAGACTGTCTCAGATTACAGGAGTAGTAGAGCCAATTGAGATAATTCAGGAGGCAAATGGATCTTAATTTTAACGACCTCATTGATATCCTTGACGGAGAAGAGTTTGAAGAAAGACCAGTAGACCTACAAACTTTTGTTACAAGCCCTAATTACTTAGCTTTGCCACCACTTTCAAATTATCAATATACACTAATTGAAAAGTCATCTCAAATATATAAAGAGTCTACATTAATTAAATTATTTGGAGAAGAAGAAGGCTCTAGAGTATTTAAGCAAACAGCCAACGAAGTAATTGCTCAACTTGGTAAAGGTTCTGGCAAAGACTACTGCTCAACAATTGCAACAGCTTATATTGTGTATTTGTTATTATGCCTAAAGGACCCAGCGTCATATTATGGGAAACCACCAGGAGATGCAATTGATATTTTAAATATTGCTATTAACGCACAACAAGCAAACAATGTTTTCTTTAAAGGTTTTAAGACACGTATTGAAAAGTCTCCATGGTTTACTGGAAAATACACAGACAAAGCTTCCGAAATGAAGTTTGATAAATCTATTACAGTTCATTCTGGTCACTCTGAGCGTGAGGCTTGGGAAGGATATAACGTTATTGTTGTTATCCTTGATGAGATTTCAGGATTTGCCACAGAAAATACAACTGGACACGATCAAGCTAAAACTGCAGACGCTATATATGAAATGTACAGGGCATCAGTAGATTCACGTTTTCCAGACTTTGGCAAAGTAATATTACTTTCTTTTCCAAGATTTAAAAATGATCCTATACAAAAATTTTATGAATCTGTTATTGCTGAAAAAGAAACTGTAGTAAGAAGCCATAATTTTAAAATGGACCTGGACCTACCAGATGGAACTGAAGGTAATGAGTTTGTAGTTGAATGGGAAGAAGACCATATACTTTCTTATTCTATTCCAAAAGTATACGCATTAAAGCGTCCAACTTGGGAAATTAATCCAACTAGAAGCATTGATGATTTTAAAGTAGCATTTTATAAAAACTCTATGGATGCATTAGGAAGGTTTGCCTGCATGCCTTCAGACGCAGTAGATGCATTTTTTAAATCAAGAGAAAAAATAGAGACAGCATTTAATAATACAGCAGTTGCTATTGATCAATTTGGAAGATTTGAAAATTGGTTTGCACCAGACCCAGATAAAGAATATTTTATACACGTAGACCTTGCACAAAAGCATGACCATTGTGCAGTTTCTTTAGCACATGTTCAAAAATGGGTTAACGTAAAAGTAAGCGATACTTACACGCAGCCAGCGCCAATAGTAGAAGTAGATGCCGTAAGGTTCTGGACACCGACACCAGACAAGTCCGTAGACTTTACAGAAGTAAAAGATTACATATTGTCTTTAAGAACAAAAGGATTTAAAATAAGACTTTGTACTTTTGATAGATGGAATTCCCATGACATGATGCAACAGTTAAAACAATACGGGATTAACACAGAAATTTTATCTGTTGCTAAAAAACATTATGACGATATGGCAATGATTGTTTTGGAAGAAAGATTAAAGGGTCCACATATTCCATTACTAATAGATGAGTTATTGCAATTAAAAATTATGAGAGATAAAGTAGACCACCCAAGAAAAGGATCAAAAGACTTAGCGGATGCTGTTTGCGGGTCAGTATTTAATGCAATAAGTGGAACTCGATTTAATTCAAATGAAGAGATTAAAATACATACATACGAATCAATGTCTTATGATAATGATTTTAGTAGAGATAACCCAGACGTATCTTCAGTAAATATGATAAGAGCAACAAGAATGCCAAATGAACTTAAAGACGCAATGGATAGGATGATGATAATATGAGTATATATCAAGAAAAAGCTAAAGAGTGTAAATGTTGTGGAAAGCATGTTCCTCTGCCAACAGTTTTAAAAGAGTATAATGGTCTTATGGTTTGCCCAACAACATTTTCAAATATAATAGAATATACAAGAATATGGAATGCAATTGGATCAAGGCCGCCTGGAAATGTGAGAAAGCATTTTTCTGAATATGTACAGGCAATTGTAGAGGTAAATATATCAAAGGAGAATAATGCTATCTAAATTTATTGAAAATGGGTACAGCGCTAGATATATAATTGATGAAGTCTTATTGGTTGATAATTTTTTAACTGAAAATGAGATAAATACTTTAGTAAATGTTGCAGAAAGTACCGATGAGGATGGCTGGAGAGTAGAGTATACAGAAAATTTAAAAAGATTTTGTATGCAAAAATTTGGAAGAGATGATGTTGATAATTTAGTTAAAGAAGGAAAATTCGAAGTTACAGATAATTGGGCGGATAAAATAATAAGCACAAACAATTTACCCGAAAGAACTCATATTACGGAAAGACTAAAGTCTGTATTAAAAGATTTTTCCGATTTAGATGTTCCTGGATTTGGAAGCATTCAAAGACAATACAAAGACGTTCCGTTAAAAAGTCATGTAGATCAGCATACAGACCCATCAATTAGATACGCTTCTATTATATATTTAAATGATAATTATAATGGAGGAGAGTTTTATTTTGTTAAAAAAGATTTTCAAATAAAGCCAAAATCAGGATCACTATTAATATTTCCTGGTACAGAAGAATTTGAACATGGAGTAAGAGCGCCTGAAGATGGACCAATGAGATACGTTCTTCCTGGATTTATTCACACTAAAGATTTTTATAAAAATAATAAGTTTTAAGTTATTGACTGTTTTATAAATAATATATATAATGTTATTTATAAGCAACAGTAGCTTAGTTGGTTAAAGCCCCGAACTCATAATTCGGTAATCGTAGGTTCGAGTCCTACCTGTTGCACAAGGAGATGCTATGGAAGATTCAGAGGATAACGATCTGTTTGATTATTATATGGAGATTGGCGTAATAGAATTATCTGGAATAGACGAATCTGGTGAAATAGTTTTTAAAGTTACAGATAAAGCAAAAGAGCTAGCCCCAGAGTTATGGAAAGCG